TGAGAATAAATTGAAAAGATATTTTTTTGGTATTTATAAAATTTATATTTAATTTCATCTATCATTATTTATTATAAATTTAATCTTTAAGGTGTAAAGTAAAATATGGCACAAGGTATAGATCAAAATACGGTTTCCGAGGCTTTATCCTTGGGTCCAAGCGCGATAATAGAATTTTATTTAATATATTATAATTGGCCAACTGATCAAAGTAATGCTTTAGCAATAACCCCAACCAGAAAACAAATAGGGGGAAGTATAGTTTGGCAGGGGCAATCGTATGTATCCTGGCCATTAGAAACTACTGGTTTTGGGACAAAAGGAGATAATAGTTTACCAAGACCAAGAATTAAATTAAATAATTTTGACCTTAACGTATCAAAATATTTAAAAACATACAATAATTTAGTTGGAGTAAAGATAATAAGAAAAAGAACATTTGTTAAATTTTTAGATGATACAAACTTTTCTGGTGGAAAAAATCCTTATTATGATCTAGCTGCTAATGCAACTTTAGCTAGTAGTAGTTCTCATTTACCAGATCAAACATTTTATGTAAATAGAAGAGTAACAGAAACAAAAGATGTGGTAGAATTAGAGCTGTCTACCGTGTTTGAATTAGATAATGTATTTATTCCAAATAGAAATGTGTATTCTAGATATTGCACTTGGGTTTATAGAGGTCACGGTTGCAGATATAAAGGTGTACCTAAAACAACAGCAAACTCTCAACAATTTAAAACTTCGTCTGGGTCCACAGTTCCTGTAACTTCAAATCTAGGCAAGTGGAGAGATAATTTAGGAAGCGTAACATTAGGCCAATACGTTTTTATAGAAACAGATAATTATGTGCTTAGATCAGACACGGAAACAAATTTAAATGCTCCATCTGAAAGACTAAAAACATATTATGTGTGTGTAGAAGCGCATACAACATCACTCGAGCATTTCCCACCTAATTCTGACAAGTGGCAAAGAGATGAATGTGCTAAAAAAATATCTGACTGCAAACTAAGATTTGGAAGTAGTTTACCATTTGGAGGATTCCCAGGAACTCATGCATACCCACCCAAAGGATAATAGCTTTAAAGAGCAAATAATAAATTATTCAAACGAAAACTCAGAAAAAGAGGTATGTGGTTTGGTTTGCTATAAAGATGGAAAAATATATTTTGAAAAAGTAAAAAATCAATCAAATGATCCAGACGGTTTTATAATTCATCCAATGGATTTTTTAAGCAAAAAAACAAGTAAAGAATTATTGGCCGTATTTCATAGCCATGTTAACGCAAAAGAAAAGCCTTCCGAATATGACATAAAAAATGCGAAAAATTGTTTATATCCATTTTTAATATATTCAACGGTTTCAGAAAAATTCAGTTTATTTGATATGCCAAATTTTGAAAGAGATGAAAAAGGTGTAATTAAATTAAAGGAGGCTATAAATGACTAAGGTTATAATACATGGAGAAATGGGAAAAATTTTTGGGGAAACTCATGAATTTAAAGTGTCTAAATTATTAGAAATATTAAAAGCATTGAGCATAACTCGAAATGGATTTAAAAATTACGTTATAAATCAATATTCAGAAGGTATTAATTATGCCATGATTGACCCAAAAAATCCCGAAAAAAAATTTAAATCTGCCCAAGATTTTCAAGAAGCGGATGCCCCAGAAACAATTCATATAGTTCCTGCAATTAGCGGAGCGATTGCTGGAACTATTATAGCGATTGGAAAATTCGTGGTAAGTGCAGCAACGGCTCTTGGTAGCGCTATATCGGCTGGAGGATTTTTAGGTAATTTAATTATTGGTATAATAATACAAGGAATAATGTCTCTTCTTTTTCCAGTAGAATTGCCAAAAGCGCAAACGGCTGAGACAAAAGTAGATACTTCTAGTTATATATTTAGCAATTTAGATAATAATTTAGTGCAGGGTTTTCCAATACCGCTTGTGTACGGAGAGTTAAGAATTGGCTCCAATATAATAGGAACAAATGTAGTAAGCGAAGATTTAGGATAATGTCTTATTACAAAAAAATATTTAAAAACAAAATAAGAATAGCTGGATCTAAAGGGGCAAAGCCATCTTTTTTATTGCCTCCAAGTAGCGCTTACTCTAAAATTGGTTTTCAAATTTACGACGCTTTAGATTTGTTATCCGAAGGGCCAGTTGCTGGTTTAGTAGATACACAGGGTAAATTTTTATCAGGAACTAGGGCGAAAAAGAATTTCTCTTCTGACAATAACGTAATAGGAAGCTCTACAAATGGTATAGATAAAGGTATTTATTTTGACGAGAAACAACTAAGATTGCAAAACAATGACGCATCGCACTCTAAATATGATGTGGAGTTTAAAGATGGACGAGAGTTTCAAACCAAATCCAGTGTTTTTACTAAAGCGAAAAAAGTAGAAAAAATACAAGCAAAAATAATTGGTGCATACAGCATGAGCACAGGCGGTGATAATGGAGCTAGGACTGGAAATGGTAGTAAAGATATAAGAGACGAGGGAAAAGCAGGCAGAGATTTTGTAAGTTGGCAAAACTATGTTCCAAAAGAAAGAAATGCAAAGCCTTTTGATTTTTTAAATTATGATAGAAACGTAGATACGATTAATCTAGGCTTACAGATTGATCAACTATATGACACTAAATCTTTTGCTACAGCTGGAGAAAATAACGCTGGCGCAAGTAAAATGGGCACACAGATCAAAGAAACAGTAACTTTTCAAATTTTTGTCGGAAAAGTTACTAAATCTGGAGCAAAAAGCCAATCGGTTGCTCAGTTCTCAACTAGGGCACAAAAAGGTAAAACTGCGGTCAAAGCAAATGGAACAATTTCAATAACAGGAATTATTACAAACCCATACACATTAACTTTGGAAGGAATATCGCTACCAACTTTAAATGAAACAGATGCTTATAATTTTATTCAAGTAAAAAAAATTCAATTTGAAACAATATCAAATCTAGTAAAAAGAGAAGTTGGTATTGGAACTATAACATACATCAATTCAAATGATTATTTGTATCCAAATTCAGCTTATGTCGCCACTTCTATAGATTCAAAATACTACCCACAAGTTCCATCAAGAACATTTAGATTGAAGGGAAAGAAAATATTAATTCCATCAAATTACACTCCAATTAATACAGATGGGACTGATCGAAGATTTTCTAGCAGTACCTCAACAAGAAATAACTTAATTTATGACGGAGATTGGAATGGGACATTTAAACTTGGTTGGTCTGATAATCCAGCTTGGATATATTATGATCTTTTAATCAATACAAGATATGGTATAGGAAACTATTTAAGAGATACTGATGTAATTGATAAATGGACTTTGTACGAGATGGGTCAATATTGTGATGCAGTTACAATGAATGACGGTAGTAGAATTTCAACAGTATCGGGAGTAGGTAAATTTATTGGGTTAGACGATGGTGTGGGAGGTCTTGAACCAAGATTTAGTTGTAACATACTTATAAAAGATCAAGCAAGCGCTTTTGAAGCTTTACAAGATTTAGCTAGATCTTTTAGAGCCATGAGTTATTTCAATAATTCTTGTGTTTCTGTTAAAATAGATAGGCCACATTTCTTTGAAGATTTTAATAGAACTGCGGCAGATGAGTCAACCCTTGGTGGCACGGCGACACCTAAAGAATTAAAATTTCCACCGCATTTAATATTTAACAACTTGAATGTAAACGGAGGAATTTTTGCTTATGCTGATGTGGATAAAAATACAAAATTATCAGCGCTAGAAGTTTCTTTTTTAGATAAGCAAGATAATTTTAGAACGGCTACAGAGTATGTAGAAGATGCAGAAGCTATCAAAAGTGTTGGTTTAAATTTTAAATCTATAGATGGAATTGGAGTTACTTCTAGATCTCAAGCACATCGATTGGCGAAATATGTATTATTTGAATCTTTAAACACAACGGAAACAGTTTCATTTGGGGCTGGAACAGAAGCGTTGCTTTTAGAGCCTGGTGATATAATAAGAGTTGACGATGAAATGAGAAGTTTTGCTAAAAACTATGGAACAGTTATAGGAACCAGTGGAGAAACAACTT